TTTATTAGGGGGTTATTAATGCCAAAGGGTAAGGGAACTTATGGATCTAAGGTTGGGCGTCCTCCCAAGCAGAAGCCAAGTGGAAAGAAGAAGTAGTGACTGAAACTGTAGAGCAGCGTTATGATCGGCTCTCTAAGGAGATGGCTAAGTTTGAGGAGATGGTTCCTGACGTTAAGCGTGACGAACCTGATGCCTCGATGTCAGACAAGATGAAGCGTAGATATGTTAATGTTACTGGCAATGCAGTTAAGTACATTCGAGATAAGCATCCTAAATATAAAAGCCTGTTAAAGAAGCTTCAGTCTATTGAGGCTAAGTGGGACAAAGAAGGGAGTCATATGTAATGGCTGATTCAAAAATACCGAGTTCAATTAGACGAATACTTGCTCAAGTAGCAAAGGGTTCTGTTGACGTTGCTACAGCTGGTAAACGTTTAGGCCAGTATCTTGACAAGAAAATGGGTACTGAAGATAAGAGTGCGTTTCCTGTTAAAAAGGGTTATCGCCCTGCAACAGGTAAAAAGAAAAGCTTAATAGGTAGATAGATGGCTGTTAATGCTGCTGGTAATTACACTAAGCCTAAAATGCGGAAGTCTTTGTTCAACAGAATAAAGGCTGCTAATGTTCAAGGCACTGCTGCTGGCAGGTGGTCGGCACGCAAAGCGCAACTCTTAGCAAAGCGGTATAAGGCTGCTGGTGGTGGTTACAGGTGAGAGCGCCTCAAAAGTCATTAATAAACTGGGGCAAGCAGAAGTGGCGCACCAAGTCTGGCAAGAAGTCTAGTGAGACTGGTGAGCGTTATCTTCCTAGTAAGGCTATCGCTTCTCTTAGCTCTTCTGAATATGCAGCTACAACCGCAGCTAAACGAAAGGGTAAGGCAGCAGGTAAGCAGCATGTGGCTCAACCGAAAGCAATTGCCAACAAAGTAAGGAAGTACAGAACATAATGGCTTGGTATACTAAGAACACAAAAGAACTTTGGACTGGGGAGACTCACACTCTTCATGGCTTTACTTGGACAGAAGCAACACACATGAGTTATTCTATGAAGCTAGAAGAGGGCCCAGAGCCTAAACCTAAAAGGAAGGCTGCTAAGAAGTGAGCTTTATAAATACAATTAAGCAGCAAGACTTAGATCTTTTGCGCAAGATTGTGCGCAAGGTTCATCTTAGTTATGTTGTGGAGAAGTTTGGCGCTAGCAGTCATTTAGTTAGTGACTCTGCTTGCGATAAGCTGATTGAAAGCATTGCGCCTGAAGTAGTTCAAGATATGATCCGCTTTGGAGTTGATAAAGGTTATAGATGATAGACTTTAAGTACAAGCCTGATGGCGATGTACTCAAGACCTTTATGAAAGATGATACCTTCTTTCGTGGCGTAAGAGGCCCAGTTGGTTCTGGCAAGTCTGTTGGTTGTTGTGTAGAAGTGTTTCGCCGCGCTATTCAACAGAAGAAAGGCCCAGACGGAATACGCAAAAGCCGCTGGGCTATTATTCGTAATACCAATCCACAGCTTAGAACTACTACTATCAAGACTTGGCTAGACTGGTTTCCGGAAAATGACTGGGGTAAGTTTACTTGGTCAGTGCCATACACCCATAGGATTAAAAAGGGAGACATAGATCTTGAGGTTCTTTTCTTGGCTCTTGATAGGCCCGAAGACGTTAAGAAACTTCTTTCTTTGGAACTTACAGGGATCTGGATCAACGAAGCTAGAGAGATTCCTAAAAGTATTATCGATGCCTGTACGATGCGTGTTGGCCGTTTTCCTTCTATGCGTGATGGTGGGCCTTCTTGGACTGGCGTTATTGCCGATACCAACGCCCCTGAAGAAGATCATTGGTGGCCCATTATGTCTGGCGAAGTTCCAATCCCAGATCATATTCCGCGTGAGCAAGCTAAGATGCTGGTCAAACCAGATAACTGGTCTTTCTATACCCAGCCCTCTGGGATGGTTGAGAGGAAAACAGAAGACGGAGAAATAGAAGACTATGATCCAAACCCAAAGGCTGAAAACACAAAGAACATGCTTAAGACTTATTACTCGAACCTTATTCGAGGCAAGACTAAATCATGGATAGATGTGTATGTGATGAATCGGCTGGGTCATATTCAAGACGGAAAGCCTGTATATCCAATGTTTGCATCAGAAGTTCACATAGCAGAAGAAGAAATACCCGTTGCTGCCAGCATGCCAGTTTATGTTGGCGTGGATTTTGGTCTAACTCCTGCTGCGGTCTTTGGTCAAAAGGTAAGGGGAAGATGGTTTCTACAGTCAGAAATTGTGGCGGTAGACATGGGCATCGTGCGTTTTGCCGAGGTTCTTAGAAATGAACTATCCACTAGGTTTGCTGCTGCCTCTGAGGTAATTATTTACGGCGATCCTGCGGGTGATTTTAGAGCGCAGACTGATGAATCGACTCCCTTTCATATTCTGCGCGGTGCTGGCTTGAAGGCGTTTCCTGCGCCTTCCAACTCTGTTGACCTTCGGCTTGAATCTGTATCCTCCCAGTTAACGAAGATGGTTGAAGGTAAGCCAGCACTACTAATAGACAGGCGTTGCCCCCAGTTAATTAAGGGCTTTGAGGGTGGTTATGCCTATAAGCGTATGGAAGTAAGCGGCGAAAGATACGCAGACAAACCAGATAAGAATATGTTTAGCCACGTTCATGATGCAGCCCAGTATTTATTCTTAGGTGCTGGTGAGGGTAGAGCATTAATGAACAGCCAAAGACCAGCTAAGCCTGTGATTGCCAAGCGCAACTTTGATGTCTTTAGTAGAGGCCCAAAGCAAAGAAACAAACCAAGCTTTTGGTCTAGGCTATAACTTTTTGTGCATTGATGTTTGCTCCCTTCTATGCTTACGAGTAGAAAACAAAGGAGATTAATATGTGTTTTGGCGGTGGTGGTCCAAGTCAGGCCGAAAAAGAATCGGCAGCAGAGCAGCGTATAGCAGCTGAAGAAGCTAAGTCTGAAGAGATTCAGAAAAGAGCCAAGCAAAAGCGGGAAGATATTTCTACAGCTTTAGAGGGCAAAACGCAGAGAAGCGGTATGCGCGGTGGCGCAGGAAGACGCTCTTTATTCCGTGCTTCTGGCGGTGGATTCTTAGGTAGGTTTGGCTAATGGCTGATATAGCAAAGCAATATATTCAAAGTTATCAGAAGGCAAAAGCCTTTCGTGAGAACTGGGTTCCGTTGTTTGAGGAATGCTATGAGTATGCTTTGCCTCAGCGTGAATCATTTTACTACGAAGAAGCTGGGCAGCGCAGGGATGATAAGATCTTTGATGAGACTGCGGTAGTTGGTGTGCAGGAGTTTGCTAGTCGCTTACAGTCTGGCTTAGTTCCTAACTTTGCCCGTTGGGCTGATCTTATGGCTGGCAGTGAAGTGCCGCCCGATCAGCGTGAGGCTGTAGATAACGAGCTTGATGAAGTAACTGAGTATGTATTCGAGGTTCTTCAGAATTCTAATTTCAGCCAAGAGGTTCATGAATCCTTCATGGATTTGGCTGTGGGTACTGGTGTCTTGTGCGTAGAAGAGGGAGATGCAATTAATCCTGTAAATTTCTCAGCTATACCGCTTCCTCATGTAGTCCTTGACACCGGTCCCGATGATAAGATCGATCATGTCTATCGTGAGCGAAAGAAGGTTAAGTTCGATCATCTTCCTATCATGTATCCTAAGGGAAACTTTGATCAGAAGGTTACGTCCTTAATGGGATCTGATCGTGAAACGACTGTGCTTGAGGTTGTTTGCCGCGACTACTCTAAGAAAAATCAAGAGGCTTACTTTCATTATGCTATCTGCATGACCACTAAAACTTTAGTTCACTCTAAAGAAATGACTGGTCTTGGTTCTAATCCTTTTGTTTGCTTTCGCTGGGGCAAATGCGCTGGTGAGATTTACGGGCGCGGCCCACTGCTTAATGCTCTATCTGCTATTAAGACTACGAATCTTACAATTGAACTTATTCTTGAGAATGCACAGATGTCTATCTCTGGGATTTACCAGATGGAAGATGATGGCGTAATCAACCCTGACACGATTAATTTAGTGCCCGGTTCAATCATACCGAAAGCTATGGGATCTGCTGGCCTTCAGCCAATACAAGCCGCTGGTCGTTTTGATGTAGCTCAGCTTGTTCTTAGCGATATGCGCTTGAATATTAAACGTGCGCTATACAATGACATGCTTGGGAATCCAGATAAAACCCCTGCGACTGCAACTGAAGTAGCTGAACGTATGGGCGACTTGGCTAGAAGAATGGGATCTGCATTTGGTCGATTGCAAGCAGAACTCGTGCAGCCCGTACTTCAAAGAGTAATATACATTCTAAAGAAGCAGGGCCGCATAGAAGTTCCTACAGTAAATGGGCGGGAGGTTAAAGTCCGTTCTGTCTCTCCGCTTGCACAAGCTCAATCAAATCAAGACATTTCTAGTGTTGCTCGCTTCCTTGAGCTGGTTGGTGGAGCCTTTGGCCCAGAGATGTTGCAGCTTCTAATTGACAGTGAACAAACAGCAATTCACCTTGCAAAAAAATTTGGTGTGCCAGAGAGCTTGATTCGTGATGAAGAACAGCGTAAACAAATAGCTGCATTAGCGCAGCAGATGGCGCAGCAACAGCAAGGACAGATGGTTGCCGAACAAGGTTAACATTGGATTAGACGGAATACAGAGGGCTTCTGACAAAGATGTTCAGATAAGTCAGAACATTTCTCAGATATTTGAGTCACCAACAGGCAAGGAAGTTCTTCGTTATTTGCGCTCTATTACCATAGAAATGGTTAATGGGCCTAATGTGACTACGGAAGAGTTGCGACATATAGAGGGCCAGCGTTATATAGTTGGCCTTATTGAGCAGCGTATTGCACATTCACATAGGAGTAAAAACAAATGAGCGAGAGCTTGATGGAAAGCAGTGAAGCGCCAGCAGCAGAAGAGCAGCGTGACTTTGTTGTAGCGGAAGACAGTCAGCCAGAGCGCCCTGAGTGGTTGCCTGAGAAGTATAGCAGTGGTGAAGACTTAGCTAAAGCCTATAAAGAGCTTGAGTCAAAGCTGGGTGGTAAAGAAGAAGACATAAGAAATAAATTGTTGGAGGAAATACAAACAGAGGCCTTTAGTGATCGCCCTGATTCTTCTGGGGATTATCAGCTTCCTGATATTGTTAATGACGATCTTGCTGTAGACAATAAGTTACTACAATGGTGGTCTGAGCATTCCTTTGAAAATGGCTATGGTCAAGAAGAGTTTCAAAAGGGCATTGAGATGTATGCTCAAGCTGTTAATGGAAGCCAACCTGATCTTGAGGCCGAGTCAGCAAAACTTGGTGACAATGCAAATGACCGCATTCAAGCAGCGTCTATGTTTGCAAACAAGTTTTTTCCTGAGAAGTCTTTGCCAGCTATTGAGCGCATGTGCGAAAGCCATGAAGGAATCCTTGCTCTCGAGGCAATCATGGAGGCAACTAAGGATGGTTCGTTTTCTGATGGCACTCAGCCAACAGGTCAAACAACTCAAGCCGAGTTAGATCAAATGATGCAAGACCCTAGGTACTGGGATAAGAATGACACTGCTTATGTTAAGCAAGTAGAAGAAGGGTTTAAGCGTCTTTATGGAGGTTAAGATTCTCAAGAGGGGTAAGTTTTACTTAACCCCTTTTACTCTTGATCACATTGATGAAGTTGCTGCCAATCTAAGTCATGAGAATATAAGAGAGCTTAAAATCCTTGGACACTTGGATATTAAGCAAGCCATTACAGAAATGTATGAATGCTCTGAATGCTATTTAGTTCGCAAAGAAGGCGAAGTATTTACTGCGGTTGGCGGTCTTTGGTACAACGAAGACCAAGATTATCCGCAGATGTTCTTTATGTTTTCCCATAAAATTAAAGAAAACTTCACATCTATGGCTCGCGGGTCGAAGATGTTGCTTAACTATTTAGAGCAAACACAGCCTCAGATGACTATGACCATACTTGCTGATTATGAGATTATGATAGACTGGGCGGTGTGGCTTGGCTTTGAGCCAGTAGGTGTAAGTATATCACCTCCTCATAAGTACGTTGATTTTGTGCGTTGCAATCTAAATCAAAAAAGTGTTTACGATGGGGGATTACGGCCCATAACGCACTGAAAGGCCCGAAAGGATACCCTTGTTGAAGTGAAAGAGTGGATACCCGTTGGCAACTGTAACTTCAAAATAGGACTGTAAAATGGCTAATACAATTGACCAAGCCTTTATCAAACAGTTTGAATCAGAAGTTCACATGGCATATCAGCGTATGGGTTCTAAACTACGGAACACAATCCGCTCAACCAATGTGACTGGTTCAACTGCTCGCTTCCAAGTAATTGGAAAAGGTACTGCATCAACTAAATCACGCAATGGCGATGTTTCTACTATGGAACTGGCGCACACAAATGTAGAGGTCACTATGGCTGACTACTATGCGGCTGAGTATATTGACAAGCTAGACGAGTTGAAGATTAACATCAACGAACGTCAAGCTGTAGCTCAATCTGCTGCTGCTGCTTTGGGTCGTCAAACTGATGCTTTGATTACAACAGCTATGGATGCTGGTGCTAATTCAACTCAGATCCACAATACATCTTCAGCGATTGAGAAAGCAGATCTCCTAAGCTTGTTTGAAACCTTTGGTACAGAAGATGTTCCAGAAGATGGCCAACGCTATCTTGCTATGTCTCCTGCTGGTTTTGCTGACTTGTTTAACATTGATGAGTTTGCCTCATCTGATTATGTTGGACCGCAAAACTTACCATTTGCTGGTGGCATGACAATGAAAGAGTTCTTAGGCTTTAAGATCTTCTCAACTTCAGCAGTAGCTGGCGGCAAGAACTTTGCTTACCACGCTCGCGCTGTAGGCATTGGAATCAACTCTGATGTTCAAACCGAGGTCAATTATGTACCGCAGAAAGTAGCGCACCTTGCGACATCAATGATGTCTATGGGTTCTGTCGTTATTGATGATGACGGTGTATTTGAAGTTCTCGACAACAACTAAGGAGTTACTTGATGGCTTATAGCGCACAAAGTCTTAGCCGTGTAGCTGGCGCATCTGGTTTTTCATTGTGGCACTACAGCACAACGGATACCATTGCTACAGTAAACACTGCTGGATACTTCAATGATGCCGCTGGTATGATTGCCTTAAATGATTACATGATTGTTGTAACATCTACAGGCGGCACACCAGTTGTTTCACATGCTTATTGTAATGCTAACAATGGCTCTGTTGTAGACATTGTAAATGGTGTTGCGATTACAGCGACTGACTCTGATTAATAAAGGGAGGGGGCTTCGGCCCCCGACTTACCATGCCAGCAAATACAGCAATTAAAGTATGTTCTCGCGCGTCTATTCTTATGGGCGGCTCTCCGATTCAATCGTTTGACGAGGGAACGGTAGAGGCAGATGTGGTTGATGCTGTATATGAAGACGTTGCTCGCGCTTCACTAACTAACTCAAGATGGCGCTTTGCTACAAATCAACAACAGATTAGCAGACTTGTGGCAGCACCAACTGGTCGATACGATGCAGCTTACCAGCTTCCGTCTGACCTTATTATGCTTAGTGCTATAACAATAAACGATGAACCTATTATCTATGATACTTATGGGGATAAAGCTTATTGCGATGCTAACGAGACTGAGGTTCTTGTAGCAGATTATATCTTTAGAGCAGATGAGGCTTACTGGCCTCCTTACTTTACAATGGCTGTAGAGTTTCAAGTTGCTGCTATGCTTTCAATCTCAGTAGCTAGAGATGCACAGCTTGCTTCTTTAATGGAGCAAAAGGGTGAACAGTTTTTGATGAGAGCGCGTAGGCTTGATTCACAACAACAAACAACTAAAAAGCTAAACACTTCGAGGTTTATAAGTCAAAGGCGTAGCTAATGCAGAAAGTTAGAGTACCCCAGAATAGCTTTCAGTTTGGCGAAATAAGCGATTCCTTAATAATGAGAACCGATTCTCCTGTGTATGTTTCTTCTGCACAGCGCGTAGAAAACATGGTTGTTACTTCTGAGGGCGCACTTAAAAAACGCTATGGTTTAAAGCATCAGTATGATTACAGCATAACGTATAACGCTTCTTATAAAGAGCAGTCTCACTTATTTAAGTTTGAGTTTGATGATAATGAAGCTTATGTAATTTCTGTTGAACACCAAAAGGTTCGCTGCTTCTTCTTAGATAACGCTGGAACTTATACCACTGCTGGCGACTTACACTTAGTAGAAACTATTACTCAAGATACTAGCAGTAATGCTTTACCATTTGATAAGGTTTACTTGCAGGAATATACATTTGCTCAGTACGGCGATGTAATGTTTATCTGCCATCCGTTATTCGCACCACGAATACTAACAAGAACTGCATTAGACGCTTTTGAGATTAGCGTTTATAGTTTTGATAAGAGAGCAGATAATAAAGTTACCTATCAACCTTATTCTAAGTTTCAAGCTAGTGGGGTAACACTAGATCCTTCTGCGACTACTGGATCAGGCGTTACCCTTACCACAAGTTCTGCATACTGGGTATCAGGGCATGTAGGGACTACGGTTAGGTATGGCGGCTCTGAGATTGAAATAACTGGTTACACTTCTTCTACCGTTGTAACTGGCACTGTTGTTGATGAATTAAAAATTAGGCTTTCTGTTTTAAATCCTCTTAGAACAATTGATGGATCTGCGATAATAGAAGTAACTCATTTAAATCATGGGTTTTCTGGCAGTGAAAGTATTACAGTTGAAGAGGCTTCTGCTGTTGGCGGCATTAATGCCAGCCAAATAAATGGCGCTAGAACTGTAGCCGGTATTATCGATGAGAATACATATACAATAACTGCTGGCTCTAATTCTAATGACTCAGAGGATGGAGGCGGCAATGTTAAGATTGTTACTCATGCGCCCACTGAGGATTGGGATGAGCAGTCTTGGTCTTCTGTAAGGGGTTATCCTGCTGCCGTTACCTTTCATGAAAATAGACTTTGTTTTGGTGGTAGCATAGCAGAGCCAGATAATATCTGGATGAGCAAGATTGGAAACTTCTTTAACTTTGATGTAGGTGATGCTGCTGATTCTGATTCTATTCAGCTTGTTGCTGCTACTGGTGATGTAAACCAAATTAGATATATGGTTTCTAACCGTGACTTGCAGATCTTCACTGCGACTGGTGAATTGTATATACCGACTTACTTAAATCAAGCCATTACGCCTACAAATGCTCAGATTAGAAAGCAAACACCATATGGGTGTGAGTTCGTTCAGCCTACTTCTATTGATGGGGCAACTATCTTTACTGAAATGGGTGGTAATACAGTAAGAGAATACTTGTATACAGATACAGAGGAAGCATATACCTCAACTTCAATATCAACTATTGCTTCTCATTTAATAGATACTCCAAAGTATTTAGCGGTAGTTCATAGCGGCTTTGATCTTCCAGATTCATATGCAGCTTTTACTTTATCAAATGGTGAGATAACTTTGTTTAGCTCTAACAGGGCCGAGAAGAAAGCATCTTGGACTAGAGTTACAACAGATGGAACATTTTCATCTGTATGTGCTATACACAATCGTTTGTTTGCTAATGTTTATTATAGCAACAAGCTTCATTTGTGTGAGTTTAGCGATGACATTGGTTTAGATAATTGGTCTAGCGTTACTTATAATCCAGCTACATTTACTGACTTTAACACTCAAGGGGTTTGGACGTCTGGATCTGCTACAGTAAAGCTAAGGTTTTATTCTGCCCCGTCTACTCTTGCGGTTGGCGACTCAATTTATATAACTGGTCTTTCAAACAATAGCGTCTTTACCTCCGCTGGAGTTACACTAACCAGCTTAAATAACACTGTTCAAACTGTTACTGATGCAGACTCTTCAAATAACTTTATTGAGATTTACTACACTCTGGGAAGTCCTTCTAGTTCATCTGTTGCATTGACCGTAGATGTAGATGGAACTTTATCCTCAGGAAGGTATGTAGACCTTAGATCATTTTCTGCTTCAGATACGGTTGACGTAATTTTTACAGAAGGTTCTGCTGTAAAGTATAGTACAGCTACAGTAATTGCTGGCCCTACAATAGACACAAGTGCATTAAGTTCCTCTAATCCTGATACAAATAGTGTTGTTTATGTCGGCAAAAAGTACACAGCCAAAGTAATTAGCAATCCTGTAGATGCCTCTATGGGTACTGGCCCTGCAACTGGTGAAGTAAGGGGAATTACGAATGTTGTTGTTGATGTTAAAGCTACTGAATCCATGAAGGTAAACAGTAGGCCAGCTATAAGCTCAAGTTTTACTGGCAAGAAAGAAGTTAGATTGCTTGGTTACAGTAGGAATCCTCAGATAACCATTGAGCAAGACAGTCCATTACCAATGCAGGTAAATGGCATAGTAGCGGAGTTAATAGTCTAATGTTTCAAATGCTTGGACTTATAGGAAGTGTTGTTGGTGCTGCTGGTCAAATGGCTGCTGGTCAGGCAGCGCAAAGATCGGCTGAGTTAAATGCTTTTAATATCGAAACAGATAAAGTTAGAAGTCAGACTGAAGCTAGGCAAAGACATAATGACAGATTAGAGCAGTATAGATCAAACTTATCAGCAAATATGGCTGCGTTTTCTGCTGCTGGTAGAGATATATCAGACAGATCTGTGCAAGCATTTCTTGAAAAACAAAAAGAAATTGCTTCTGACGATACTCGCAGATCTGACTTTATGGGGGCAGCGGAAGCGGCAAGGCTTCAACAGCAAGCAACTGCTGCTAGAGTGGAAGGTAGAGCTAAACGTCAAGCTGCAACCATTGGTGCCTTTACTACGTTAGCAAGCGGTATATCGAATTATAGTAAAGTTGGCGCAGCAACGCCAAACTATGGCCCACCAGCTACAGGCCCACATAGATAGGAATAAATATGGCTGTAATTAGAGAAAAACGTCAGTTTAAAATTGGGCCAGTTGGTGTTGCTCGCGCTTCTGAGGGCGGTCAAATTGTAGGTAAAGCTATTTCTGATAGCGCAAATCAGCTTGCGGGAGAGTTTTTTAAAGAAGCTGCATTCCAAGCTGAGAAAGTTGGTGAAGAGGCGGCGGCTTCTATTGTAAGGGAGCAAGTTACAGCAATTGATCCAAATACTGGTAAGCCTCAAGCATTTGCTCCACCTCAAGGTTTTGGTCAAATAGCTACAGAAGCATATCAGCGCGTTATTATGCGTAGGTTTCAGCAGTCTTATGACGATGAAATGCAGAATAAAGCTAGAGAGTTAGCAGCAAAGTATGAGGGAAATCCTAATGGTGTTGCTTTATATGAGTCAGCAATGTCTGATTACATGGCAGCAATGTCTAATGAGGCAGAAGGTCAGTTCAAAACTTACATACAAGATGTAGGCACAACTTATCTTAATGCTACTAAAACAAGTCTATCTATAGCTCAAATACAAAGGGAAAGAACGGCAGCAGCCAAGGCTCAAGCGCAAGCCGTTGAAAATGGATATGAGGCTTTTGAATCAATGGTTGCCCAAGGTGGGCCAAGCGTACTTCAAGGCCCGACTCAAACAAATGCAGTAATTGCTCAGGTTCAAAACACTATAAATGATGGTGTGGATTCTGGATTGTTTGATTCTCAAGCGTCTTTAAATATGGGTGAAGCTGGTCAACTGGCTCAAGCTAGAGGCTTACTAAGATATGCTATTACTCAAACTACCAACCCAGATAAACTAAAACTATTGCAACATGCTGTAGGCACTCAGAATGCTGGCGCAGTTCCTCAAGAGTTTTCTTACATAGCAGATGCAATGAAGGGTATTGGATCTAACTACAGCGCCTTATCTCAACTAGAACAGTTTTCTGATGGCTTATTGTCTGATGCAATCCAAGCGGCTCAAGTAGTTCAAGACCAAGAGTTAAGATCTTTAGAAGCAGAGAATGCTATGAGCATCTTTGACATGCAACAAAGTATGCCAGCAGCATTGTCGAAAGCTACCAATCAAGGAAGAAATAGTTTTGTACCTACTAATACTGTGGCAGTGCAAGCAATTTCAAATTACGCAAGACTAACAAGCGAATCTAGAAATGCTTTAGCATCTGGTAATAAAACACTCTCAGAGCAGTTAATTAAAAATCGTGATGACTTACTTAGCGCTCATGTTGAGGGTTTAATGCTTAGGGCTGTTAAGGGCTTAACCAAGAAACAAACAGAGCAACTTGAAAAAGCTATTTTTTCTAGAACTTCTCTTGGTGCGCCAGATACATCAAAGCCAGCATTAGAAGCTTTGATTAAGATTAATAATGAAGTTAATCCAAAAATTCTTGATGAGTTTTTGCCCTTTATTGGTTCGTATAGAGATGCGGCTGGTAAGTATGTTGAGGCTGAGAAAAAAGCAAATGCTGCTTTAAGCGCCTCTACTTTTGATGAGTCGATTGACAGCCTTGATAAACTTAGAGGCACAAATATTTCGTCTGGGGTTCAAAGTTTAATAGATACATTTTCGTTAATGGATGACTTAGATGAAACTCTAAGGCAGGAATATTTAAAAGAAATACAGCGCCGTGGTGCTGAAGCTAGCATTAATGAGTTTTTTGAAACTAATCCTTCTAAAGAAACTGCTATAGATGCAAAGGCTTATTTAGATGGCTCTGCTCCAACAGATAATTTAAACTCTAGGCATTTAGAATTATTAAGCCAAGCTTCTAGCTATGCAAAAACATCTAAGACTGAAAGTACAGTTAGAGAGCATTTTAATCGTGGCGCAAGTATAAACTCTAGCAGAATTGAACAAGCTAAAAAAGACAGAAAATATTATGAAAATGAACAGAGGCTTAGGCAAAGGCAACTTGATCCAAAAAGTATAACTGATCAAAAGTTTGTTGATGACTTTCTTACAAAAAACTTTTCTGATGTTTTGCAAGGGGAACCGTTATCTACATTTTGGTCAAATGCTGAAGCACAGCAAACAGAGCGTGGTCAAGTTTTATTAAATGCTATTGCTGGCTTAAATACTATGCCTTACTCCTTGCAGGAATCTCTTTCTTCATTTGCTAGTGGAAACTTTTTAGGAGGAAGTCCAGTAGCTTTACTCTCTCAATATACAAGTTACAGAGAGTATGAATACATGGGGACAACTATGAGATCTCCTATGATGCAGGGCTTAGATGAAAGTCAGGTTTCTGTATTAGATTATTTAGCAGATGCTTCTAGACTTATTGGTTCTGATCCTGAGTTTTTATCTAGGGCATTTGCTGCTAAGTCTGAGCTAGAAAGAAACCCAAGATACAAAGAAAATGTAGAAACTTTCCTTGGCACTAATTTAGATGATTATGTTTCTCAGCTTAGTGGCATTCAAGATGCGCCTCTTTCTGCATATAATGGAATGAAAGCTGCTACATTAGATTTAATGGGCATATCTTTAGCTGGTGGCCTTGGGGCTGCAGAGCTTAAAAAAAGATTAGAACGTCAGCTTAATGCATCATATCCAAGTGGAGAGGGTATTGTTCTTGGCCCTAATGGTTCGGCAAGAACTGCTGCACCAATTTCATATGCTGCTCCTAAAAATGAAGACCTGTTTAAAGATTACATTGTTAATCAAGTGACAAAAGCACAGCCAAATGCACAGCCTCCCGAGCTTGGTCTTATGAAAGATGTGGGCGCGGTTGCATATACTGCTCAAGTAATAGCAACGTGGAGCGCTCCAAAAGGAAATATTTTCTTAAAGCCAATAGGTGTGCCAACTAGAGGGCAAGTTCAGTACGCAGTATTTAGGATTACTACACCAGAAGCTGGGGGTTATGAGCAAGTATATACTGAAGTAACAGAAACTGGTCCGCAGGATTTACCCATTAGAGCGCCGCTTATTTTAAGCAATAAAGATAGAATATTTTTAGATATGGTGTCTAAAAGAACTAATAGAGAAGGCAAAGACGCAGTTGCCTCTGGAACAACTAAGCATGCTGTTCCTCGTGGCATTCCAACAGATGCTCTTGGAGGTGCTGTTATTACTGGTGGCGGTACAATGTTTAACGTTGATCCTACTGCTGGACTGCAAGGCCCGATGATGGAGCTTAATTAATGGCTAATGAATATTCTCCAGTATATTTCCAAAGAGATATAGTTAGCGGCAGACCTACTTTTGGAGAAACTCTGTCAGCTTCTGTAGGTTATACTCTTGATCCCTTGTTTGAAACTATAGGTCAAACAGCTAGATACGGGATTCAAAAAGAATCTGGATACAATCCAATGAAAGACTTGGGCAGCTACGGAGTTTATGCAGAAACATTAGCCAGAGCTACAAGTCAGCAGCATATGGCTGACATGAAAAGAGTTATTGATGAAAGCGCAACACGTAGACAAGTTCTTTCTGAGTCAACAATAGGCGCTCAGTTAGTAGCGGGTATTATTGATCCTATTAATCTTATAGCGCTTCCGTTTGGTGGCCCTGCTGTTGGCATTGGGAAGTCAGCTTTGCGTGTGGGCGCTGGTACTGCTGCTATTCAAGCAGGATTAGAAGGTGCAGTTATTCAACCGTTTGATCCGTTGCAAACTGCTCAAGAAAGTGCAGTAAATATTGCAACAACAGCTATATTTGGGGCTGGTATAGGTGGGACATTTGGCGCTCCAATAACAGCTAAAGCTCGCGCTCATGCAAACACGCAAAAAGCTATTCAAGAAGAAATGGATATGCTTCGTCGCATAGATAATCTTGAAGGGCTTAGTCGAGAAGATATTGCATCTGCGCCTCCTAGGGAAGAAAGGCCGTATGGAAATCTTAGCGATGATGATTTAAACGCTACTATTCAAACTTTTGAAGAATCTGCTGCTGCTACAGAAAAAGAATCTAATTCATATGAAGGTTACGCTGAAACTGTTCAAGACTTTCAAGAAAGAGCTGAAGTGCTTAGAGGAACAGCGCAAGCTTACAGAAATGAAAAAGCATTTAGGGAATTAGAATCTTTAGAAATAGATTTAAAAGATCCCTTCAAAATCATGCCTTCATTTTTTACTGACAGTATTTTGTACAAAGCAGTGTCAACACCAATGAAGCGAGCGCTGCAATCAAAGTATCCGTCTGCTATAAAAGAAAACTTTGTTCGGTCATTTAGTGACAGTGGTGTAGCCCTTGCTCTTAATTCTATAGGGCTTCCTACACCTCAGTCAGTTGCTCAGAGAGCGGCGGTAAGCAATGGTAAGTGGGTAGCTTCGCATGATAAACTTATTAAGTTGTGGGCGTCTGATACAAGCGCTGCTGAGATAACACCATTAGACATTAACGTGTCTGATCTTGCTCGCCGCGCCTCTCGTAGTGAAGATACCTATAGAAGTTGGCTAACAAGAGTTAGCGAAAAAAGAATTAAGAACTCTGCTGACCTTACTGAAAATGAGGCTAAGGCTATTGGGGTTATTAATGATTACTTTGCCAAAGCAGAAAAGCAATTAGAGAGCGTTGGTTTAATTGGAACCAACAAAGGAGTTGCCGTTAAGATTGAGCAACTCGAAGCAGAGATAGCATCACTAAATACAAGGCTAGCATCTGCTAAGCTAAAAGGAACTAAACGCGGCAAGCTTGAAGTTCAGATGTTAGATAATCGTCTTGCTTTGCTCGGTGAAAGACTTGCAGATGAAAGAACAACTAAACTTGCCTTAGAAGAAGTTAAGGTTACTCCTGAGAGTGAAGATATATTCTTTCCTAGGTTCTGGGATGCGACTGCAATTAAGAACAATCGCAAAGAGTTTTCTGAAGTTTTGTTTAACTGGTATCAAAGCAATCCATACATTTATGAAAAGAATGCTCAGACTGCTATGTTTGAGCGAGTGCATTTAGCAACAAGTGTAGAAGCTATTCAAGAGCGCGTTGAGACTACAATAGCTAGGATTTTAAATGAAAAAGATCCTACCAATGTTGATAGCATTGGATTTGGTTATGGTCGCTCTAAGCACTTTCGCCATCGTCAAATAGACATACCTAACAAACTTGTTACTAAATTTATTGTTACTGATCCGCTTGCTGTAATGAAGACATATGCCGCTCGCATTGAGCCACGCTATGAATATGCAAAAGCATTTGGCAAAGATGTAGATGGAGTTCTGCTTGATATGGAAGCAGAAATGATAGCCAAAGGGTTTTCTACAAAAGATATAAATAAAATGCGTAGAGATTACATGCATATGTATGATCGCGTTTCTGGTGCAGTAATTAGAAATCCAGATAGCTTGAGTCAGAGGGCTGCATTTATTCTTAGAGAAGCCGCTTCATTCAGTTACATGGGCTCTGCTGGTTTAGCTGCGCTTCCTGACTTTGGCCGCATTGTTATGGAATATGACTTAGACAATGTAGTTAAAGGCGTCCAAGCAATTATGGATAAAAATACAGTTAGCATGACTGTAGATGAGGTTAGGATTGCTGGTGAGGCTATAGATATTCTTCGTGGCTCTGCGCACATGAGAATGGTAGAAGATTTATCTAACAATGTAGATGCTAATGATCTTCTTAGCAGCGCAAGAAATGCTTTTTACATTCTAAACGGCCTTGCTCCAATGACCACAATAGCCAAGCAGCTTGCTGGAATTATTGATGCCCATACTATTATTGACTACTCAATCAGATACAAAGATCTTACACCACAAGAGCTAACGTGGTTGTCTCGCTACGGGATTGGCGCAGAGGATGCAGCTAAAATAGCAAAAGCTCCTTGGCAAAAGTCAGATACCAATTTGTATATGGCTAATACTGATGAATGGACTAAAATTGATTACGATAAGATCCTTGCAGAAACTCGCAAGACTTACAAAAGGCCAAAGCCAAAGCTAGTATCTAGCATGACTGAAGAGGAGTTATTAGCTAGATATAGCCCAGAGTTTTTTGTAGATAGAATTATTACTGATTCTAAAATTGTTAAAGATGTTACAGAGCGAACTGGTTTTGAAGGGGCTTTAGGTTTATCTGTTGGCTTTGAAGACGGAATGCCAAATACAATTTACATTGATTCAGTTGCTATAAAAAAAATTTATGAGTTATTTAAATCGAGCCCTAGAGAAAAAGATGAAATGCTTCAGCGCACAGATGAGTTGTTAGCAGGAGGTAAGATTACAGAAGAAATACACGTTCACAGAACTCAGTTAATTAAAAATGCTGATCTTATAGATTCGGCAGATGATTACTATGAATTTATATTGCTGCATGAATTACATCACACAACAAACCTTCAAAAAGCTGGGGAAACAATATCTCAATACGAGAAGCGAATTGATGAAGTTGCGTATAATTATATTCGCAATCAAAAAGAAGAAGGCATTAAGCTTGAAGCAAACAAGCGATACAAGGTTGAGCTAGATGATGCTGAGGAAACTGTAGCTAAGTTCAGAACCGCCCTTAATAGTGGTGTGTTAAATACAATTATGTCAGGAACTCCAGCTGACAAACCAATCATAACAGATGGTGTTGCTTACATACCTATGAGTGTTGCTAAGAAATTTGGAATGCAGGAAGATTCTAAAATTCGTGGTTATGCTAGAATTGAAAATGGCCTTATGGGATTGCCATTTCAGTTTTATAGCTACACGCTTGCAAACTTAAACAAGACTGTTGCAGCATTAGCTACTAATCAAGTTAAGAATAGAATGATTGGCATATCTACTTCTCTTGGCCTTGCCTATCTTTCATTAAGTTTAAGAACACCTGACTTTGTTTGGGAAGAAATGTCTGCTCAAGACAAGTTTGTTAGAAGCTTTGATATGAGTGGAGTTATGGCTTTGTACTCAGATCTTTTTTATACAGCTATGCACACTTCACTTGCGCTTGGTGGCCCTAATATTACTGGCGGCATATTAGCGGCTAAGTTTCCTCAAGAACCTAGCGCATTAGATGCTGTAACTGGATTAGCTGGTGCTGGCCCATCTTGGGCGGCTGATGTTGGAAATGGTATGTATCAATTTGCTAGTGGCGAGTATGGAGAAGGAGCAAAAACAATAGCTCGCAATGCTCCGTTTGCTCGACTTTGGTTCTTAAAGGATGACATCAATCAAATTACCAGAGCTTGGGCGCAGTAATTTGTCTTAGATTATTTGTGCATTGTTCTTCTTTGCTTCTTTATGAGAAAAGCAGAGGAGAGGTGACACATGGCAATCAACGTATCAAACAACAATCCCCGTATTAATTACACAGCAACATCAGGGCAAACTGTATTCACAGTTCCTTTTGAATTCTTTGCAAGCACTGACCTTACTGTATATGTAGGCGGCTCGGTCTTGGCTACATCTGCTTACACGGTTACAGGCGGCAGCGGATCAACTGGATCTATTACAACGAGTAGCGGTCAAACTGCTGGCGCAGAGATTGCTATAGTTAGGGATGTGCCGCTTGAGCGTACAACTGATCTTACTTCTTCTTACAGCGCATCTTCCTTAAATGACCAGCTAGATCGTATTGTTACTCAGGTTGCTGATTTAGATGACCGAGTATCACGCTCTATATCTTTAAATGATTATGAAGTGGGTGTGTCTTTGGACCTTCCTGCTAAAGCTAGTCGCTTAGGAAAGACCGTTCAGTTTAATTCTACTACTGGCGCATTAGAAGTTGGGCCAAGTGGCAATGAGCTAACAAGCATTGCATCTATTGCATCTGAGATTACTTCTCTTAATGGCATTAAGGCTAACATTACAACGGTTGCTGGTGCGATTAGTAACGTCAATAGCGTAGGATCTAATATATCCTCAGTTACTTCTGTGGCTTCTAGCATATCTAATGTAAATACAGTCAATACAAACATAACTAATGTTAATAGTGTTGCTGGCTCTATCTCTGATCTTAATGATGTGGCTGACAGCCTTGACCAAGTTGAGTTGGTTGGTGGTTCTATAAGCAATGTAGATGTTGTTGGTGCTGCTATTACTAATGTAAACACTGTTGCTAGTGCCATTTCTAATATTAATACTGTTGCTGGTATTTCTGGCAATGTTGCAACTGTTGCTGGAATTACGTCTGCCATTTCTACAGTAAACAGCAACGCAACAAACATTAATCTAGTCGCTACAAATATAGATGACGTTAATGATGTCGCTAATGTTATAACTAAAGTAACCACGGTTGCTGACAACATTGCTAATGTAAATACTGTTGCTCCATCTGTTGGATACTTATCTACAATAGCTAACAACATAGCCAACATTAATACGCTTGCACCAATTAGCGCACACATTACGACAGTTGCTGGGGTTGCTAGCTCTGTTTCTGGCGCGGCTGCAAATGCTGCTGCGGCCGAGGCTGCTAAGGTAGCTGCTCAAGCTGCACAGGCTGCTGCTGAGTTGGCTGCTGATAACTTTGATGACACTTATCTTGGCGCTAAAGCTAGTGATCCTACATTAGACAATGACGGGGATTCATTAGGCAATGGTGATTTATACTTTAATACAACTGATAATATTCTAAAGGTTTATAACGATAGTGCTTGGCAAGCTGCGGCTTTAGATGCGTCTGGCTTTGTTAATGTTACTGGCGACAGCATGACTGGTAACTTGTTATTTGGCGATGGCAATGAAGCTAGATTTGGAACTCATGGTGATCTTACAATTGAGCATGACTTAAATAACTCAAACATTATTGCAGCAAACAACAAGCCGTTAAACATTACTGCAAATGGTGGCTTTAATATTAACTCTGATAATATCTATTTCAGAGAACATGCTGCTTCTAACACATACATGGAAATGCGTGACGGTGGTGGCTACGATCATGCGGTAAGAATATTCCACAGCGGAACGGATGTACGTTTAGAAACTACCTCTACAGGTATTAACGTAACTGGCACCGTTACAGCAACAGGCACTTCTGTTTTTGCTTCATTAGACATCTCTGGTGACATAGACGTAGACGGTACAACAAACCTAGATGCTACAAATATCGTTGGTGCGCTTGACGTCACAGGCACAATCACCAGCGATGGGCTGACTGTTAAAAATCCAAACGTATCTGGTGAGCAAGTTATATTTAAAATTGAAAATGCAGCTAACACAGGAACGATTGGGCAGATTACTTATAACCAGACTGATGACTCAATGGCCATAAGTAACGAAAGCACTGGAATTTTACGTTTTGATACTCTAGCAAAAGAACGTATGCGCATTTCTTCAGGCGGCGACATCAGCTTTTATGAGGACACAGGCACCACCGCAAAGTTATTCTGGGATGCGAGTGCGGAGAGCTTGGGGATTGGGACGAGTTCGCCTAGTGGTAGTTTGCATCTTTTAACTCCTGCTGGCTCTAGTGGTAACGAAAATACAAAGATACCTCTTATAGTTCAGGAAAACAGTTTTTCTTCAGCTAACTTGCTTGAGTTGAGAAATAGTGTTGGAGGTGCGCTATCTGCATTTGACCAATCAGGTAACTTAGGGATTGGGTGTTCGCCAGCATATGTGCTTGACGTTCAAAGCTCAAGTGATCCTGCTCAAATAA